CTTTATTCCATTCATTACAAGACAAAGTTAAATGGTACAAATCTCTTGGAGATGAGTACCTTAACGTCGAGTTTGGATGGAAGCCGTTCGTCGCGGATCTGCAGAAGTTCGCTTTAGCTGCGCACACCAGTCATAAGGTGTTAACGCAGTATGAGCGAGACTCGGGCCGTGGGGTCCGGCGGAAATACGCTTTCCCAACTCTGAGAACGGTGACTAGAACGCAGTTATCAAACGGCGTTCCTTCACCGTCCCTAAATACAAGTTATTATAATTTAGGGCAGAGTGATCAAAAGGCGTTTAAGACTCGGTTAGACATAACCGAGACTTGGTTTTCAGGATGCTTCACGTACTACCTTAACATGGGTGATTCTGCCCGTGATAGGTTAGCACGTCATGCCCAAGAAGCGAAAAAGCTTTTTGGAGTCAGGCTTACGCCTGAAGTCCTGTATAACCTTGCGCCTTGGAGCTGGGCCGTTGATTGGGTAGCTAATATTGGGGATGTAATCCACAATATTAGTGCCTTTTCGCAAGACGGTCTCGTGATGCGTTACGGATATATCATGCAACGACATTATGTTGCTGATACATATGAGTTAGGTCTGTTTAAAACCATAAACGGTACCTATCTCAAACCGACAACGCAGACTTTCGTTACGGAGGTAAAAGTTCGTAAGAAAGCCTCGCCTTATGGGTTCGGGATCAATCCAGCTTCATTTACAGCTGGGCAGATCTCGATCATCGCCGCACTTGGATTATCCAGGTTGCGATGATGAGGCGCGACGTGACCAGACTGGTCATACTCGTGCTGGCGGTTGAGATACCGATAATTTTGTTAATTATTGGTTATCTTTTCCGCTAAAGAAATCCTACTCAATCCAGAGTAGGTATTCCTTAAGGAGTAATGCCATGTCGTTTGCTGATCCACAATCCGTTACTATCAATGCCGTGCCGATATCTCTTCCAAGAGTATCGTCAGGTATTTCCAGTGGAAGTTTTTCTTCCGCTGATGGAAATACAAAGCTGCTCGTCGCTCACGCTTATGGTAAGCGTGTTCGTAGAACAGCTCGGCTTGATATCCGGAAGATTGCCGCTGACCCGTACCTTACGTCAACAAATGTTCCTTATACCATGTCAGTTTACATGGTTGTGGACCACCCGTTGGCGGGGTTCAGTGTCACCGAGCAAAAGCAGCAGGTAGACGGTTTAACTGCCTACTTGACTGCGTCGACCGGAGCTAGAGTCACCCAGCTTTTGGGTGGCGAAAACTAGCACTTGGATTGGGGATGTTGGTTTAACCAACGTCCTTATGTGGAAGAAGTTCCGCATTCAGTAGACACAGGCTAATGCAGGCCTTACCTCTCTATTAGAAAGGAGGGCCGCCTAGTGGATAAATCCCTAGGTAGGCTTATGTTACTCCTGCGGAATGTCCTCGATGAAATGGGGACATGGTGTGGCA